ATCTACTTTATCTTCTGTATCTTCTTTTTTTGAAGTATCTATTTTACTCCATGTTTCTTCTTCTTTAGACATATTATCTCCATTTGTTACGAACCAAACGATTACGTAAAGTTATAAAGTATTTATAATACTATACAACCCTATGAGATACAAGAGTTATTTTTTATTTAACATCTTTTCTAATTTTTTAGCTTGTGCTGCATGTGCCTTTGATGCTTTTTTTAATGCAGCAACTACACCTTTAACTGTTCTTTCATTCATTTTTTATTTTTACCATTATATAAATTATCAAATGTTTTATTAACATCCATATAATCATCATGACACTCAGCAGTATGTTTATATTGTGAAGGTATAAAATCTGGAGCACCTTCACCTGCTGACCACATTGCAGGACTTGTAACTCTAACTCTATTATTAGGTAAAGCTACCATTGCACCTTTATATGGTCCTGAAGTTAAATGTAATACATGAGATTGTTTATGTTGTGCAGGGTCATCTGCCACTGCATTCCCTGTAAAGTCTACAGTAAAATAATATTTACCAGTATAAAATTCTCCATTTACTTTACATAACCAAGGACTTGAACTAACTCTGTCCATAACAATCACACTATGATTATGACTTGGACAATCCCAAGGTTGAGCATAGTGTGTTTCCATAGGAGGTGTCCATTCATCTAAAGGTATATCACCTATTAAACCTGTGATTGGCATTCGTGCCCACATAGCACCACCATGTAAATTTTTTTCTTCAGCTTCACAACCTGTAAATACAACTTGGAAACTTAAACATCTATCAGGCATACAATTAACTGCAATTGCTAGTCCATGTAAATATTCCCCATGATATTTTTGATGACTATGAGTAAACTCCTTCCTTACCCAACACCTAAAAAAAGGTATGTTGGATATTAGTTCACTCATCTAGGACCTGAAATAATTCCACCTGCATTCATCATCTTAACTTTTTTACCACCAGCATATCCCATTTTAACTTTCTTGCCACCAGCATAACCCATTTTAGATTTCTTCATTATAACATTCCTTTCAAGTACATTACTTCTAAAGTTATTAAACCAAAACCAATAATTCCTAACACAACACCTATAATAATATTATGTCGTAACTTTTGCTTTCGTAGTTGTTCTTTAACTGCAGCAGCTTGACGTGCTCTTTCAGCAGCAATCTCACTTTGCAATCTATCCCATTGACCTGGAGAACCATAAAGAACAAATAGTTCTCTCATTTCATCACGAAGTCTTTTAGCTTCTTCGTTTCTAAAATGAGCATCAATAGCATTCTGCTCAACACCAGTTAATTTTCCAAACATTCCTGGTTTATGATTAGCAACTACTTGTAGACTAGCTTCAGCTTTTGCCCACTTAGAAACTGCACCACCCATTGAAGTTAAATCTTTACCAACTTTTATAGCAGTAGAAATACTACTACTAGCAGCTTTTAAGGCTGCAAAGGCTGTAAATGGGTCTATCATTATGTTTTCCTTCTTGTTTTTTGTTTCCTCCCACTTGCACTAATAGGGTACTTTATGGAAGTTGGTTTAGGTCCAGCATTACTTTTATTTCTTTTTCTTTTAACTGCAGATGACTTTTGTGAAGCAGTCATTTTATTTGCAACTGCCTTAGGTCTACAGACTGGATATTTTCTTTTTGAAGACTTAGCAGATTTTCTGCCACATGGTTTACCTGTAGATATATCTACCCAATCTTCTTTAAACCATTTTTTAAGTCCACCCTTTTTAGCCATTCTTTTTTTCTTCTTTTAATTTATATTTATCTGGAACTTTACCATAACCTACAGTTCTATCCCATTGTCTTTGTGTATATTTATTCATCATCTTTTAACTTAGGTCTTTTTCTAAATTTAAGTATACTTGGTTGTTTTCTTTCTAGTAGGAATAATTGCACCACAACCCCTAGCAACTTTACCTTTTGGTTTACCCACTGTTTTACCAGAAGACATTTTTTTTGCAGAGCCTTTCCAATCTTTTTTCTTTTTTCCACTAGGGTCTTTAATTTTTCCTGCACAGATTTTAGAAGCATACGCATTTGCATACGCACTTGGATAAACTTTAAATTTACGTTTCGCAGCATTTTTCCCCCTTGCACATAGTTTAGTCATTATTTTTTACCTTTTTATATCCCCAACGATTTTCAGATAAATCCCATAAACCTTTCATAGCTTCAGGAATTTTTATAAAATATGTGTTAGAGAACTTTATTATTTTTTTAGTTAATAACATAATACTACTCCTTTAAAAATATTTATTCATTACATTAATTAAATCTTCGTACTTCGCTACTTCTTCAAGTTCTTTTTCAACTTCAGTAAGTATGTCACCATGTTGAGCTATACCCATAGGATTATTTAATAACACCTCAACATTTGCAACATGTTTTTTAACATGACCATCTGCATGAGAAAGAAAGGCTTGTTTTAATTTTTCTTTCATATTAATTAGATAAGTTATAAGTTGTATCTAAATCTTTAGGATTTTGTACTCTCATAATTATTTGGTCATCAAATAACAATATAAGTCTTACTCCTTTATATAAAAGTTTTTGACCTGTGTGTTTACCATAACATACATGGTCACCTATTTTACACCAAGGTCCATTAGGAAATTTATCATTATCTTTATATGCTATATCTCCTATCTTTAATACTCTACCTACTGTTGTTAAATAAGCAATATCACTTTTAACAGATTCAGGTAGCATAATACCACCTTTAGTTTTATCTTTTATTGAAACAGGGCGAACCAGTACATGGTAACCTGGTAACTCTGGTAATATTGTAGGGTCAGGTAATTCATCTTTGTTAGTCCATTTATCATTTTTAATTGCTTGTGGCATTTTAATCGTCTGCATCATCATCTCCATTTATCATGTTAGTATATATTGTTTTAATAAGTTCTTTAGATTTTTTTAAACCTACTATTGAACCTACCATTTGTTTATATTGGGCATAATCCTCACAGACTCCATCCCCTAACATTACTTGAATCTGACTTATTTCTTTATCTATTTCATGTCCAATTTCTTTTAGAATATTGTCCATAAATAATTTAACCTTTTACGTTACTACCACCTGCTGGTTGATAAGCATAGCCTGGGTCTTGTCTTTTAACAGCTTTCTTTGCTCTAATGGAAAAGTTTTCAGTTGTTAATTTACTTGAGTCTCCAAAAGTATCTGGTCCTGGACCACTTATAATTGGTTTACTATTCATATTAGTTTTCTCCTTTTATTTCTTCTTGAGCTAATTTCCCAAGAGTTTTTATTGTTGTTTCTGCAATTTTAGATTGTCTATTTTTTTCGTTCTCTGTTCTCTTAATTGCTATTGAAGCACCTTCTTTAAGTGCTTTAATACCTTGGTCTTCTTCTTTAAGAGTTAGTTCACGTTGTTTAACAGATAAACTAGCAGCTTCTTGTAGTGCATCAAGACCTAATTTTTCTTCTTCAATTTTAAGTCTTTGTTTCTCAAGCTCAACCATTTGTTGTTCTGGGGATTGAGGTACACCCATTGCTTGGTTAGCTTGTGAAATTTGTTGAGCAGCTTGTGCTTGTACTTGTTGTAAGGTTGCAGGGTCAGTTGCAACTCCTGATACCATTCCATTTACCATTCCATTCATTTCTTCTTGATATTTCATAATCATATGTTCTTTTATATTTGATTCAAGAACTGGTTTAACTTTTTCCATAATTGGACTACCTCCATTCATAGGGTCAGACATATATGCAGTCTTAACTGTAATATGTGCCATATGATTTTGTCCTGGAAAAGCTGCAATAGGTACACCTTTTACTGCATTTTGTATATCTGATACAGGGTCAAGTGCCTGTGGTCGTTGTTGTGGTGGCAATATCATATCTAAGTTAGGCATATTAGCAGCTTCTAAAATAGTTCTATGGAGTGCTTGTATATTGTAGCTTCCTGGGGGTGCTTGACTAGCGAGTTGTAATGCCAACTGTGAAAGCATTAATCTATGTGCACTAGATGGTATGTTTGGGTCGCTGACAGGAATTACGTCAACCTTACCATCAAAGTCCTGTTTAAATATTGTAGGACTTCCACCAGGAACTTCATATGGATATTGGTCAGGTAAGGATTCAAAATTAATCCTTGCCAATATCTTAAACTCTTCTTTCTGAGAGTTATGTATTCTTTTATGTATGGCACTAAAAAATTTACTAGATGCTTCTAGTAATGCCATAGTTGTACCTACTGGTCCATAATTAGTTGAATCACTAATAACTTTTTCAGTAGAGTCTGCAAACTTTTGTCCAGCTCCAGCAATAAAACCTAACATCTGAAATAATGTATTAGAAGGTTCTTTATAAGGTAATGGAACAATGGCTCTATTTAAATCAATACCAGTAGATTCTACATCTCTAAATTCACCAGGAGCTAATGGTTCATTATCACCAACTACCTTTACACCTTTAGCTTTAAATCCTGCAGGTAATGTCGCAAACTGACCAGAGTCAACTAAGTTTCTCATAGCTGCAGTTGCAGTCATAGTTAAGTTACCTAAGAAATGTATAAGACCTAAACCATAAAAACCAAAACCAGGTACAAACTTATAATGAGTAAAGAACATCTTCTTTTGTTTCTTTGGGTCATCTTCATTATAGTTTCTTCTTATAGATAAAACTTTTCTTGATTGTTCTTCAACTGTAACAATATAAGGTAAAGCAATTCCTTCTTCATCACCATAAGGTTCAGGTAAATCTAAATAACAATGTTGCTCTAATAAAGTATATTGAGGGTCAGTATCTTCAGGAACTGATGTACCCATTATCTCATCAACTTTCATTGACATACTTGTAGGGTCAACTGAAGTTGCTTCAGGTAATTCTAAATCTTCATAGACTCCTGCTGCAATATCTTTTGCTAAATCATTTGGGTTTCTTAAAATAACATGTGTATATCTATCAGCTTTTCTTAAGTCTGATGCATGATAAGAAACATAAAACTGGTCAACAGGTACAAACTCTGAACAAGGTCTATCTATAG